TAAATGCAGATCGAAACCCTCGCCATCGACCGGCTCATTCCCTACGCGCGCAACAGCCGCACGCACTCCGACGCGCAGGTGGCGCAGATCGCCGCCAGCATCAAGGAATTCGGCTTTACCAACCCGGTGCTGATCGACGCCGATGGCGGCATCATCGCCGGCCACGGCCGCGTCATGGGCGCGCGGCAGCTCGGGCTGGCCGAAGTGCCGTGCATCCGGCTCGGCCACCTGACCGACGCGCAGCGGCGCGCCTACGTCATCGCCGACAACCGGCTGGCACTGAATGCCGGGTGGGACGACGCCATGCTGGCGCTGGAAATGCGCGACCTGATGGATGAAGGCTATGACGTTGGTCTTACCGGGTTCGATTTGGATGAAATTGACGATCTTTTATTTGAGCCGCCAGTAGGAAAAATAGACCCTGATGCGGTGCCGCCAGTAAAGCCGCCACCGATAACACGGGCTGGCGACGTGTGGCATCTAGGAAAACATCGTTTAATGTGCGGTTCAAGCACGGAGCGCGATCAAGTAATGCGGCTAATGGCTGGTGAAAAGGCAAATGTATGCTTGACTGACCCGCCCTATGGTCTGGATGGGCACGACACAGCCAAAAATGACTACGATAAATTCAAAGACACAAAAGAAAACGTGGCAAGTATGGCAAGCCAGTGGCTACCGATTGCCAGAGAAATCGCGCCAACAGTAGTTTTCTCGTGTGGTGTGACAAGGCAGTGGTTATACCCAGAACCAGAGTGGGTTATGTGCTGGTTTTATGGTGCAGGTCAAGCAAGTTCTCACTTTGGGTTTAGCTGTTGGCAGCCTTTTCTATGTTATGGGCGCGATCCTGCATTGGCCACTGGTCAAGGAAGAAGGCCGGACGCGGTTAATATGAACACGCCAGCAAATGCTGCCGATATTGATCACCCGTGCCCAAAGCCGGTAGCGTTATGGGTATGGTTTATCAGTAGATTGAGTTTCAAAATAGGCGAGCTTTTTTATGAGCCATTCGGCGGCAGCGGAACCGGAATTATTGCAGCAGAGCAGACGGGAAAGCGTTGTTATGCAATGGAGTTGTCGCCGGATTATTGTGACGTAGCAATTCGCCGCTGGCAAGCCTTCACTGGCAAGCGTGCCACGCTTGAATCCACCGGCGCGGAGTTTCCCGGCTAAATGGCTTCCCTTGCCGACCTTCAAGCGGAGCGCGAGCGGCTCAAGGCTGCCAATGCTAAGGCCGAGTTCGATCTAGCAAATGCTGACACGGTAACAAAGGCGGACGCTGTCTATGCGGGGCGTGCCATTTATCGGCTGCTGCTCGACGCGCTGGCGGCGGCGGGGTCGGATTTCGTGTCGGCCATCGCCGGCGAGCGCGACGAAACGCGGGTGCATTACCTGCTGAGTGAGGCCGCGCACCAATGGGCCACCGCGCTGGGCGAGAAGGCGGCGGCGGCCACGCCGATGCTGCCCGAGGTAGGCGACCGCTTCCGCCGCGGCGTCAAGCCGCGCGACCTCATTACCGTCTCGCAGTGGGCCGAGCGCCACCGCGAGCTGCGCTCGGGCACCAACGCGCCGGGGCCGTGGCACAACGACCTGACCCCCTACCTGGTCGAAATCATGGACGCGCTGTCGGAGCATTCCGCGGTGCGCCAGGTCACCTTCACCAAGTCGTCCGGAGTCGGCGGCACCGAGGCCATGTTCAACTGGATCGGCTACCTGATGCACCACCTCGGCAACAAGGACCTGCTGTGCGTAATGCCGACGCTCGAACTGCGCGACCGCTCGTTCAATCCACGCCTGGCCAAGATGATCGACGAGTCGCCAGCGCTGGCCGGGCTGGTCAGCACCGCCAAGCGCGACCGCGCAAACCGCGGCGACCTGCTCGAATACGGCGCCCGCTCGCGCATCATCAAGGCCGGCGCCAATTCGCCCGATTCGCTGCGATCCGACCACCTGCCCTACGTCATCTGCGACGAGGTCGACGCCTTCCCCTGGGACGTCGGCGGCGAAGGCGACCCCATGACCCTGATCGAGAACCGGCAGCGCACCTACACCCGGGCGAAAACCTACCTCGTCAGCACGCCGACCAAGGAGGGCGCCTCGCGCATCAGCCAGCAATACCACCGCAGCGACATGCGCCGCTACTACGTCCCGTGCCCGCACTGCGGCGAATACCAGCCGCTCGAATTCGGCGGCAAGGACGCGCCCTACGGCCTCAAGTTCCGCCGCGCGCCCAAGGACGAAGGGCAGGAAGGCCAGGCGCAGGTTTCCGCAGCCTGGTACGTCTGCCGCGAATGCGCCGCCATCATCGAGGAAGCCAACAAGACCGACATGCTGGCGCGCGGCCGCTGGATCGCCGCCCGGCCGCACATCAAGCACCACCGCGGCTACCACATCAACGCGCTCTATGCGCCGGTCGGCCTCGGCCTGTCCTGGGTCAAGGTCGCGCAGAAGTGGATCGACGCCCAGGGCGATTCCTCCGAGCTGAAAGCCTTTTTCAACACCTACCTCGGTGAAGTGTTCCGCGAAGAAGGCGACAGCATTGAGAACGTCAGCCTGATCTCGCGGCTCGAAATCTACCCGGAATCGCTGCCGGTCGGCCTGCGTACCGGCGGCGTTGACGTGCAGAAAGACCGCCTCGAACTGACCGTGGTCGATTGGGGAAAAGCCGAGGAAGGATGGGTACGCGACCACGTCATCCTGCCCGGCGACACAGCGCAGCCCCAGGTCTGGGAAGAACTCGCCGAAACGCTGGCCGACGTTGAAGTCAAGGTCTGCGCCATCGATTCCGGCTACAACGCCAGCCAGGTCTATGCCTTCGTCGCCCGCCGGCGCTGGTGCTTCGCCACAAAGGGTATATTCGGCATGGGACGGCCGCTGGTAGAGGACGAAAAGAAGCGCCGCCAGCGCTTGCGCATCAAGAGAAAGCGCGGCGTTCCGGTCGAGCCGATCGGTGTCGACGGCGGCAAGGGCATGCTCTACGCGCGCTTAAAACAGATGGAACCCGGCCCAGGCTATTTGCACTTCCCGCAGGAACCCGCATTCGACGACGAATACTTCGCCCAACTCGCCGCCGAAAAGCTGGTCACCCGCTTCAAAGGCCACCGGCCCATACAGGAATGGGTACAGACCCGCGCCCGCAACGAGGCGCTTGATTGCCTGATCCTGGCGCTTGTGGCGCTGCGCCTGGCCGGCGGCGCGCCCGACGTGGCCGCCGCGGTCGACGCCGAAAAAGACCAGAAAACAGAAACCCCCACCACAATCCAGCCGCCAACCCGCGGCAATGACCTCCTCGAAAGGATTCGCTCCCGTGCCAGAAGATGACTTTATCGCGTCCGTGCTCGACACCGTGTCAACGCACGTGCCGATCAGCAAACCGAAGCGCGACAGGATAGACGCCGACCTGCGCCTGAACTGGGGCGGCGCGCCGGTTTATGTTCTCAAGAATTCGCCAACCCGTCGCCAGTCCATCCGCGACGCGACCGGCACCTATGCCGAAATCGCCGCGGAATTCAATGTCAGTTTGACGACCGTCTGGCGGGTAAGGAAGGGGCGATGAAAGTCCGAATTCACCGGCCTTGCGCGGCTTTATGCGCACGGTCCTGCGGAATGATGGGTTAGCCGGCGCCAACTCTGCCATTACGCACTTTCATTTTTCCGTATTTTTGCAATGCCGCCAACGCGCATGCTGACGGCGGGCATTACCGGGAAGCAATGGCAACATGGCATACACAACCACGCATCTGGCGGCAATCGAGGCCGCCATCGCCACAGGCGAACTGACGGTCACGGTCGACGGCCGCAGCGTCACCTATCGCTCGGTCAGTGATCTGCTCAAAGCCAAGCGCGACATCGAGGCCGGGCTGATTGCGGCGGGCACGACACAGCGCCCCGTATCGCAAAGCTACGTGCAGCGGGTCCGGACGTGAACGCGCTTGACCGGCTGATCGGCGTTTTCGCCCCATCGGTTGCACTGCGCCGCATCGGCGCCCGTGCCGCGCTCCAGCGTGCCGCGTCGCGAGACGGGTTTGTCCGTGCCTACGAAGGCGCGAAGACCGGGCGCCGCACCGGAGGCTGGATTACCGGCAGCACGTCGGCCGATGCCGAAGTCGGCGGAAGCGCCGTCAAGCTGCGCGACCGCGCCCGTGCACTGTGCCGCGACAATCCCTATGCCAGCCGGGCGCGCGATGTCTTCGTGGCCAACGTCGTCGGCACTGGGATAACCGTCAAGGCCGAAGACGCGCGCCACGCCTGGGCGCGCTGGGTGAACGAATGCGACGCCGACGGCCTGCTCGACTTCTACGGACTGCAGGCGCTGGTCATGCGCTGCCTGTTCGAGTCCGGCGAATGCCTGATCCGCTACCGCGAGCGGCGCCCGGAAGACGGCCTGATTGTCCCGCTGCAGTTGCAGGTGCTCGAGCCGGATTACCTGGATTCCGGAAAAACCGGGCCGCTTAAAGGTGGCGGCTGGATGGTCTCCGGAGTCGAATACGACGCCATCGGCCGCCGCGCCGCGTACTGGCTGTTCAACCAGCACCCGGGCGATACCATCAATCGCGGCGTCGGCCTTGAATCCAAGCGCGTCCCGGCCGAGCAGGTATTGCACATCTTCGAGCGCCAGCGCCCAGGACAGACCCGCGGCGTGCCGCGCATGGCATCGATCCTGCTCAAAATGCGCGACCTGGACGATTACGAAGAGGCCGAGCTGGTCCGCAAGGGCATCGAATCGTGCTTTTCAGCCATCGTTACGACCGAAGACCCGGCAGTCGGCCTCACTGAAGGAACGACAGACGCCGCCGGCAATCGTATCGAAAGCCTCGGCGCCGGCCTCATCCAGTACCTCAAGCCCGGCCAAGACGTGCGCTTCGGCGCGCCGGCCAGCAACGGCGATTACGGAGCCTATACGAAGACGCAGCTCCGCGCCATTGCCTCAGGAATCGGAATCACCTATGAGCAGATGACCGGAGACCTCACCGAAGTCAACTACTCCAGCATCCGCGCAGGACTCGTCGAATTCTACAAAACCGTCGACATGCTGCAATGGCACGTCCTGGTGCCGATGATGCTGCAGCCGATCTGGTCGCGCTGGGCCGACACCGCCTTCGCGGTCAAGGCCGTGGCCAAGCGCCCGCCTGCCCGCCCTACATGGACACCGCCGCGCCGTCAATGGGTCGATCCAGCCAAGGAAGTCAACGCAGCACGCGACGAAATATCCGCCAACCTGACCAGCGTTTCGGAGACCATCCGCGCCAGGGGAAACGACCCGGATCGCGTTTTCGAGGAAATCGCCGCCGAGCGCAAGCTGATGGCTGCTCTGGGAATCACCAGCGACCTGCTGCCGCCCGCGGCCGCGCCGGCCACGCCGCCTGATACGGCCAGCAAAGAACTGACGCTCGCCCTGGTACGATCGCTGGCGCAGGAACCGAAGGCAGGCGATACCGTCATCCACAACCACCCACCCGCCGTCACCATCGGGGCCACCGAAGTACGCGCCGAGATCGCCGTGCCGCCCGCCACCGTGGTCAACGAAATCCACGAGCGCGAGCAGCCGGCCCCCGTCGTCCAGGTAGTCAACGAGATCGCCGAGCGCGCGCAGCCGGCCCCTGTGGTCAACGTCGCCGCGCCTGTGGTCAACGTCGCCGCGCCGAACGTGGCGATCACCAACGACGTGCAGCCTGCCGCCGTTACCGTAGCGCTGCCTGCGCGCAAGACGGAAACCACGATCGCGCGGGACAAGGCCGGGAACATCGTCAAGGCGACGCAGATCGAGGAAGACGCATGAACGAAGTTCGCCGCCTCCGCATCAAGTGCGAGATCGAGCAGCTAGCCGCCGCGCGCGAGCGCATCGCCAAGATTCGCGACGATGAAGAGCGCGTCGTCAAGGGGCTGTCGCCGCACGGCGACGGGGCGGCTGAGGTAGTCGACGCACTTTCCGAAGTCGGCGCGGTCCTTCTGGTCGCTATTGGAAAACTGGACAAGGCACGCAAATGAACCGGATCACGCTCAAGCAGTTGCTGGAGATCATGCCAGCGGCCAACGCGGCGCAGGCTGCGCAGTTTTTGTCACACATCAATGCCGCGATGGAAGAATTCGCGATAAACACGCCGGCGCGGCAAGCCGCATTCCTGGCGCAGATCGGGCACGAATCCGGATCGCTGCGATACACGCGCGAGATCGCCGACGGCAGCGCCTATGACGACCGCGCATCGCTCGGCAACAACCGACCGGAAGCGATCGCGCTGGCGAAGGCGGCCGGAACGACCACGGGCCGTTACTACAAGGGCCGCGGCCTGATCCAGATCACCGGCTACAACAACTACCGCGCGTGCAGCCGGGACATGCTGCACGACGCGGACGAACTATGCAAGCATCCGGAAATGCTCGAGATGCTGCCGCTTTCGGTCCGATCCGCTGCGTGGTATTGGGATTCCCGCGACCTCAACGAACTGGCCGACGCCGGGAAGTTTGACCTGATAACCAAGGCGATCAACGGCGGGTTAAACGGTCTCATAGACCGCCGGGCGTACCACGCCAGGGCGCAGAAGGCGCTTGCCAGCAACGAGGATGCCGCCGGGCCCGTCCCTTTTCCGAACAAGAAACCCAACCTGTTTCAGAGGATCGCCCAATGGTTCCGTTCGTAGCCGCAGCACTCCCGGCGCTGGTCCAGGCCGCGCCATCGCTTATTCGCATCTTCGGCGAGAGCGCGCAGGCCGAGAAAAACGCCAAGGCCGCCGAAGTGGCAGTCGAGATCGC